TTATGATGGTGTCCCAAGGGTAAAAATTTCCCTGTTTTCATTAATTTTGTTCATATTTATTTTATTATGGTGATACATAAAATATAACCAAAATATTTGGTAAATCAAAAAAATATTAATAAAAAAACTAGAATATAATGATTATTATCGATTTAAGTAAGGAAAAAAACCTTGAGACAGCTCTGAGGAGTTATAAAAATAAAGTTCAAAAAACTAAACAGATTCAAAATTTGAGGGAAAGGAAAGAATTTGTTAAACCTTCAGTAATAAGAAGGAAAGAAGTATTAAAAGCAATATATGTTGAACAAATAAAAAACGGTCTTAATTAAGACCGTTTTTCAATTCTGTTAATCTGTATATGTTATACCTTGATGGTGACATTTTGGATACCTCATCCTTAACGTCATTTAGTTTCTTAGATAGGTCTGAATCGTTAGCCTCATTTAGTAATGTGGATACCGAACTCAATATACTTTCTTTTAAATCTACAGTCTTAGTTTCAATCTCTTCATTAGATAATGATAGGATTGATTTAAGTTCTTCTTTTTGTTCTTCTGTTAGATTGTTGTTGTATAAAACATTAAAGTTATTAGCTAACACTGCGTGTAGTAAATTCTCGTTAGATGTGTAAGTGGTGTCTTCAGATACAACTGGTTCTCTTTTAGTTGTAAGATGTTCCATAAGTCTATTCTTAGCTGCAACCTTCTTCTCTACGTTACCTAACATGTCTCTTTCACATAAATGGTCAAGAGCGGTATATACTTCATTTTCGTTGATGTCACTAATGTCTATTTTCTTATCTAAGGTATCACAAAATTCTTGTAATGTTACCATATGATTTTTTAAAATGGAACCGATTCCGTCAACGTATTGTTTTGCGTTTTCTTTATTGTCGAAATACTTGGTTTCGATGTCTTCATAAAACAAATACATTTCTTTGAAATCTTTGTTTTCTTTAATTGTATTTAAAATGTCTTTCATTTCCGCCTTATTCTTTTTAGTGTAGGCTTCTGTTAACTTACTTAACATTTTAGTTTTTAGTGTTCCAAAATTTGTCATTTTTAATCGTTTAAGATATCTTTTAATTTATTCTCTATTTCATAAATATTCTGTTGGGCCTTATTAATGTCAAATAAGTCAGCAATTTCATCACCTTCACCTAACATTCCCAATATTTTATTTTTTCTACTCTCACTTAACGGAGCGGCACCACCATCCATTGGTGCGGGTTCACCTGCCGGTGGCATACCCATATCTCCCATTCCAGCATCAGCTCCCGCGGCTCCTCCTGCTCCTGAAGATTCTAATTTAGTTCTTTCGTCTTCGGAGATACCATATTTCTTATCAACTTCATCAAATACACCAGAACGTTTTATGATTGTGTTAGTTATCATAAGTTCAGCACCCAATGCACGTTCAAGACGTTGTTGTTGTAAATCTAATATGATATCATTATCACTTAATCCAAGAATATTCTTTTTGGCCCAAGTATGTGAAACAGGTAATATACCCATTTGTGATTGGTCTGAAGTTGCATCCTTATATAGTGTAATCTTTTCTTTCCATTGTTCAATACGTAATAAATCAGATTGAGCAGATGGGTTTGTTAAGGATAATGTAAAATTGTGTAACTCATCTTCTAAACCTAAAAGATATAAGTGAACTAAAGCAATTTTATTTAATTCCTGAATTAATGATTTTTGTATTCTATTAATTGTTCTTGCAAAACGAATATCCATTAATGCTAGATTCTTACCATCACCAACAACTTCTTCAAAACCTAAGAACGCCTTAGGAATACGTAAAGCCGCCAATAATTTCTTTTGAATATATTCAATGTCGGCAATTTCACCTAAGTTTTGTGCTCCAGGTAATGTTTCAATTGGACTTGTTTGAGCTGGGTCACGAACCGGAATGAAATAATCTTGGTCTACTGCCATTTGATTGTATCTCATGTCCACCTGACCATTCTTTTGGTCAACAACTTGGTCTCTTTTAAATTTATTAGCAACACGTTGTACATATGGTTCAATGTCCTTGTCATCCATGTTACCAACGAATACTTTGAATACACGTCTTTCAGGAGCTCTTGATGTTCTGTAAATTAACATCGCATCTTCCGCAAGTAACAGTTGTTTCCAAATTCTTCTAATCTTATCTAACATAGAAGTTCCATAAGGAAGTTTTCTATCGTCACCTAATAATCTAAAGTGAGCAATTTCCCACGCTTGGAATTCTAAATCTTTATTCTTCCACGCAAATCTTAATTCTCTTGATGGTAATTTAGTGTTGGTATTAAATCCTGTTTGATTTGGAACCTTCTGTACTGCACCTTCAATTCTCTCAACTTCAATGTTTGGTAATTGTTGACAACCAATGACACCCTTATCAGGGTCCACCTTTAGATATACGAAATCATCACCATACTTACACATACCTCTCGCCCACATCTGTAGGTTTGTATTGATGTCTAATACGTTGTTGAATAAATCAGTTAAAATGTTTTCTATTCTTTTAGATTCAGAATATATTGTTAGTATTTCACCCTTCTCCGACATTGTTGTCGATTCTTCTGCGTAGATATCTAATGACGCTGAAACTTCGGGAGTGAACTCCATCGATTCATAATCATAATATGCCGATAATCTATTTGGTTCGTAATATACCGATTGGTTATATAACGACTGGTCAATTTTTGCCCATTTATCGGCAACATATTGATTCTGTTGTGCTTGTAATAACGCGTTTTCAAAATCTTCCTTACTGTCAGTCTTCAATAACTCATCTTTTGAAAATTGAAAAGATGGTGGAGCCTCTACATTAGGGCCTTGAAAACCAAACGTTTTAGTTAATTTTTGAAATATCGTTAAATTTTGTTTTGCCATATCTATAAATACTAATTATAACAATCTAAATTATTTTTCTGTAATAATCAAGGGTTATCTTTGTTTACCGAACAACCATGAGTATTCTTTATAACTGTCTTTTGGGACGTTTGATGGATTATCACCGTGAAATATATTATCGTCTGTGGCCATTAAACCTATTGGGTCAAATGACGTACCATAAGAATAAAATGATTTATTTGGTTCATACGTTCTTTCAGATACAGTCCACGATTCTAACATCGCTTTATTTGCGTTCTCATTCCTTTCCAATTGATTGAAACACATGTCACCGGCATATAATGCCATGGACATACTCATAATTGAGTCATCGTGTTGTCCTTTCATGTGGTCAGGTCGACCGTTAAGATAAACGAAAGTATTCAATTCTCCTAATAATCTATTAGACCTAACAATGAATCCCTTTCTTAATTGTTCTTCAAATGCCGCAACTATTTGTGTTCTTTTATTGTTAAAATTTATACCCGGTATTTTTTCCGTTGCTTTCTTATTATACTCCCAAATATTTTGAGTATTAATACCATCTATATATAAATTTTTATAATTCATTTCTTGCAACTTTCTTGATGTTGCAACTCCCATACCTCCAGTAATATCAATTACTATAAACGCACCATATAATAGTCCCCATTTATATGCAACTGCCGCTAAATCATCTGGTGGTATCTTACCGATATATTCAGCTACTTGTTCTCTATCATCAAAATCGACTATATTAATAGATGAGAAATCTTCACTATCTCCTCTACTAACGTCGACACCCATAATATATCTGTGACCTTGTATTGGTTCTTTCCAATGCCAAAACGTACCCTGCATATATTTTTCATTTGGAATACGAATCATGTTTTTAGCAATATTTTCTTGAATATCACCAGGAATAACAGAGTCTCCCGAACCTAAGAAATCACATTCCAACTCCTGAGAAATCATACGCCTATCATATTTAAATTTCTTAGACATAGATTCGAACCAAGATGAGAGTGGTTTATAACCATCATCTAAATATTCGTTATATTTCTCAATCTCGAAATCTGTCATTACGATTTCATCGTCGTTATATTGTTCTCTATTTAACATGTAATGTACTATATCGGTACATTTTACCCATCTTAAGTCTTTAGTGTAACGTGGGTCTTTAAACCACCTTAAATCTGTTATATGGAAGTCATTAACTTTACGTAAAGCTTGGTCATAAACACCGTAGTAAATTGGGTCATATCCATTTGGGGTTGAGATAAGAATAATCTTACCACCCGTAGATAGGGACGCCATAGATGCCGCCCAAAAATCCTCACCCGCATCGATATATGCCGCCTCATCAAATACAAGTATTGTAGGTGTGAAACCACGTAACGCATCGGGTGATGTTGCAACCGCTTTAACCTCACAACCGTTATTTAATCTAAATCTACTTTCTGAGTTCTTATCTGGTGAGAAACCAACATTAATCCACTCTGGCCATTGTTCTAAAAAGTTTCTAACTTTATTAGCCATCTCAATTGCGGTATCACGTTTGTTCGCGATTATCAATACCCTTTCAGGTTCCGTATTTTTTGCTGTTTGTAGTTTTTTTGAAATCCACGCCGCGGTAACTGTAGTTACCCCCGCTTGTCTGTATTTTCTGGTAATATTCTCATTGTAAGTTTCATAATCCTTAATCAATTGAATTTGGTCAGGAAACAGTTCTAATGGAACATATTTTTTTTGAGTATTATCGTATGTTTGCAAATACGTCTTTAACGCATATGGTGCATCTTTAATTATTCGAGCATATTCATGTAGTTGTTCTATTCTACTCATACTAATAAATATAAAAACTAAAGGTCTCGAATTGAGACCTTCATTTTATTTTGATAACCCGATTCCCATCTGTGAGAGGAAATCTTCGAAATTTTCTCCCTTATTTTTTTCCATCAGTTCATCCATTAATCTCCTAAATTCGGATTCAGATTTGGTGACAGTCTCGTTGTCAACTTTTCTTGATAAATCATAGTATATAGCCCCAATTAGGGTTCTACCCATTTCGGTACCTTCCATTATTTCTTTGAACAATAATAAAAATTCTTTAACTGGTAAATTAGCTATGTTTACGTAGATGTAGTATTGTATTTTCTTTTTTTCTTCGTCTGTTACAATTGCATTGGGATAAAGATTTGTTAATCTTTTCCAAATTGCTCTACCTAATCTAATGTCCCATATTTCATGTTGTATTTGGTCTTCTAAATCTTTGGCCTTTTCATAATTTTCAGGATTTTCAGGTTTTCTTTCTTTACCTAAAAACTCCATTACTCCTTTTATTGCCTCATGTATTAAGAAAGGGAAAATCATTGCCTCAGCGTAAATTGTTGGAGGATTTGTTGATGTGTCTATTCTTGTTTTACCTGCACCACCTTCACCTTCTCCACCACCAGCTGCCGCCATCATCTCATTTGGAATTTGCCAATATCCTAACATCATTGTTGAAACAAATATTGAGTATTTCTCAACAATCCCCTCAACACCCATAATGGCTTCTAATTCAGTAGATACTGTCTCATAAAGATACGAACCATCAACAGCATGACCTTGAGTCATTGCATTAATAATTCTTCTCTTTGCTCTTTCAGGATTTAATTCATTAACGTCATCCGCTAACTCTTCTTCTTTTTGTTGTAACTCTTGTTTAGTTTGACTTTTATTTAATTTTATTGCTTGTTTAACCAATTTAAAATCAAATTGAATCTTATTCTCAGGTATTTTAAAATAATTTCTAATAATTCTTTCACATAATTGTTCTAATTCCTCTTCATGTGAAGTTTCAGCTCTCATTACTTCTTGTAAAATTCTAGCAGCTTGGTTTGATAACTGAGCGTACTGACCATTAATACCCGTACCAATATTTCTAACTCCCGTATATTCTGCCAATTTATCTAAAGCATGTTTATATTCTTCAGAAGCTAATAATTCTTCATAGTTAGCATGTTCTTCTGGAGCTTCAGGGAAGTCAACCTTATCAAATGGTGTTTCCTTATTTGATAAATCGGTTTGAACGTCAGGACTAGGTCTACTGTCGTCATCAAACGTCATTTGTTCTTTCGGTTCTTCTTTTTGACCCAATATGAGTGGTTTCTTCTCTTTGTTTGTTACTTTATCTTTGGCCATTAGTTGAATGAATTTATAATGTCTTTGAATCTCATGAAGTCAGGTAATTCTGAACTATCTTTTTTAAATTTAGGACTTGGGTCGGGACCTTCGTTAGGGTTCTCCCATGGGTCAATAAAGGGGTCTTGGTCAGGATTTACTTTAGGTTCTCTAATATCCGGTTCAACATCGATATCGGGTTCAGCAATTGCTGGTCCCTGTTCGTTTAATTTTGTACTAATCATTTCCATAATTTCATTTTTACTTGTAAATGAATAATACTGATTTTCTACCAAAGAATCAACCCATTCGTTAACTTCTTTATTTCCACACTCACATTTTTCACAATCACACTTCTCACAACGACCTTCTTTTACTTCTTTCTTTTTACCTTTCAATATTTTGAAATCTTGAGCATCGATTTTACCGTTATGGTTTTTATCTAAGTTCTTTTGTTTTCCTTTTAAGTCTTCCTTAACTTCACCTTCGTAAGTTTCAATTGTTTTTTTAGCCTTCATCGCTGCAATTTTATCTGCCTCGAAGGTAGGACTATCTTTTGGAATCATTACTGTTTCTTCAGAAAGTATTCTTACTGATAACATGTTTAATTGATTATCAGTCATATTAACTAATGTTTTTGGAGAAAACCCCTCCTTCATTAATTTTTGTACTATTTCATTTCTTTTCATCAAAATTATTCTTTAATTTCTTCGTTTATTAATTCTAAACCCTTAGATTCTAATTTTTCAACAACCGTCTCATATTCTTCACCAAAATGAAAAGAAACTCTAATTGGTCTTTCTTCTGATTCCTTATCAAAATCTTCCCATCCTAATGCAACAATTCCATCAACAGCGT